ATGTTAGTAAACTTGTTCAACATAGAGATGCCCCAATCCAATGACATCAACGACGCACTGAATAAAAAGTTCATCAGCAAAGAAAAGTTTGCTGAGGACATCGAAAGTCTCGTCTTGGCAACCAAGATGAATTACATCGATGCTATTGTTCAGTACTGCACAGACAACGAGATCGAGATCGAAACCGTAGGTAAACTTGTGAGCAAACCTCTCAAGGAAAAGATCAAATGCCTTGCAACTGATCTAAACTACATGAAGAAAACTTCTAAAGGCAAACTACCTCTGTGATAATCATGCATGGTGTAGAAGTCTACAGAATGTACCTTGCAATGAAACAACACTTCTCTAATCCTAAATTCGATTTCTTTCAATACAATGGGCAGGTTAAAGCAAAGGAAGAGACTTATCAACAGAGGAATGACTTCTGGTTCTTCGAGACGATTGCTAAAAAGCTGTCGTCTGAAGAGGTACAAGACTTCTTACTTGCTTCCTTCATATATTCAAAGGATCCAACAAAGATCTGGATCGGCGATATCAAAAGATCTGGAAGTGATCGGTGGATGGCATTACAAAAACAAAGACAAAGTATGTCATACACTGTTGAGCAAGATCTTGATACAGTGGTTAACGTGTTGGAAACCAAAAGGTATTCCTTTAACGATCTATTTGCGACACTGGGATCGAACCATCCGCCCTTACTCAAACTCCACGTCAAAGGAGATGTTTCTTTAGAGACTATGATAGTGATGGACATCTGTCTGAAGTTCACTCCTCTCTGGGATAAGAAACTAACAGACCCACTCTGGGAGTCTATCTCTTTGAAGATTAAAAAGTATAAACCATTCCTCTCTATCCCCTCAGATAAATATAAAAAGATAATGAAGGACAAATTCTCGTGAATCTAATTGATGAATGGATGAAGTCCAAGAAGAAAACTTATTGGAAAGTATGGGAAGCCAACGACACCTCTTATGCAGAGGGAAGTTATTGTTGGGTTCTCTTTTTTACTGAAGAAATAGAAGGAATCAATGCAACTTATGAAACTGGACTATCTGGTTCAGAAGAAGAGTGTAAAGAAGAAATCAAACATGCCATTGGTGTTAGACTAGAAAGCCTAAACCTGTTATAATAATCACAGTGACCATGGCCGAAGACCATAAACTCGCGCACATCGAATACATCGAATCCAAACAACTATGTCATTTAGTTCAATGAAGTCTGGCGGTAAGTCAGCATTTAGTCAGTTACAGAAGCAGCTAGAAAAGACCACACAGGTTGGCACAGTTGATGAACGCTTCTGGAAACTCACAACAGATAAAGCAGGTAATGGCTTTGCCGTTATTCGTTTCCTTCCTGCTGGCGATGGCGAAGATATGCCGTTCGTAAAGCTATACAGTCACGCCTTCCAAGGTCCTGGTGGTTGGTACATCGAGAACTCACTTACCACTGTTGGTAAGAAGGACCCTCTTGGTGAATACAACCGTGAGCTGTGGAACTCCGGTGACGAGTCACTGAAGGATCAGGTCCGTAAACAGAAGCGTAAGCTCTCTTACTACTCCAACATCTATGTGGTGAAGGATCCAGGCAACCCCGACAACGAAGGTAAAGTGTTCCTCTTCCGTTATGGTAAGAAGATCCACGACAAGATCATGGACGTCGTCAACGGTGACGAACTGGAAGGTCGCGCAGGTATCAACCCCTTCGACTTCTGGAGTGGTGCTAACTTCAAGCTTCGTGCTAAGAAGGTAGCAGGTTATCCTAACTACGACTCCTCTGAGTTCCAAGAACCAGGCACTCTCGAAGACCTAGACGACGCACAACTTGAGTCCATCTGGACAAGGCAACACGCTCTGCAGCCTCTGACTGGAGAAGACATGTTCAAGACCTATGAGCAGCTTCAAGAGCGTCTCAACATGGTGCTGAACCTCAAAGGAGGCAAGCGCACAGAGTCAGTCACTGAAACCCTGGCAGCTAAGCCAGACTTCAATGACGTTGCTAACATGAACCTGAAGCCAACTGCGGTTCCAGTCAAAGAAGTTCCTGTCTCCACTGATGATCAACCAGAAGATGAAGACGTCATGGACTTCTTCAAGAAACTCGCTGATCAGTAAATCACAGTGTTAGAGTCGCTATTAAGATAGCGATAATCGGCAGTGAGTAAGTTCCTACCATAGGTTCTTACTTCTCTGTCATAATCAAATACATATTTCTTATCTAAAATAAACAACTCAGACTTGGCATCATTCAATCTTCTCTCGTAAGTATAATTAGATACACTCACTGGAAAAGATGATAGGAATACATTCCCACCAGGTGTAGTTGGATAAGTAAATTTAAAATTCTCCGGCACCTTCAACCCTCCTGGCAACACGAGGTTTGGAGGTGTTGCTGTGTCATAAGTTGCCACAGTTTCATAGTGATGAACTTTACCAGAACCTATCGTTCCACCATATTTCTTATTCGCAAACTCACCGAGTTCCTGTTCTGACAGTGGCCACTGGGTGTAGTAGTCTGTGATCTCATTCACCTGTAAGAGAATCCAGTACCACTGCTCATCACCATAAAACTTATAAGAGATTTGATCTGGTCTCTCTCCATCCTGCACAGTGTATGTGGTGTAAAGAGTCTCCTCTCTGTAGATGTCATCTCTGACAGTCAACAGATGAAAGTAGTCTTTGATGTTAATGTACTTGGGCTTCCCTGCTTTGTCCACCTCAAGGGCGTACTGAATGTTAGGAAAGTTCTGAAAGTATTTTGGTGTAGACATTAGTAACCTTGACCTCCAACTGCTTCATGATCTTCGCGAGTGATAATATCGACTTCCATAAACGAGAGAGACATTGAAGTGACAATCGGAACACCACCTGCGTGTGCAACGTGCATGTCAGTATTTGAGTTTGCCTGAACTTGCACATTAGTACAAGCAGCTTTTTTAAACTTGTTCATGTTTTTATTATCTTCCTGTCCTGTTTTATAAACAACTTGCCAGACATAAGGAATATCAAACATTCCGTTCTTAAGATCTAGAGGAGCACTCCATTTCTTAAAGTTCATAATAATTTCATTTATCCTTCTTGCTTCTGTCTCGTTTTTAGGAATCATGTCAAACGACATGGCAAAGGTTCTCATCGATGGACCAGTGTAGAGAAGCTCCACATTTGGGTTAAAGATTTTACCAGCACCCATTGCAAGCATCTGATTAGGAGAAGCAGCAAGAGCACCAGACAGCATTCTCATTCCAACCTGAGCACCGACTCCTTTAAATTTTATATCTTTCATTGCAGACTTGGCTCTTTCTGATATGTTCTGTGCCATGTCAGAAATTCCAGAACCTCCCATAAACTGAGAAGCCAACGACCCAGCAGCGGTGGCACCAATCTTTTGTGCCTCGCCAATGGGACCAGCAAAGTCTGCTTTACCCCAGTCATTGCCGTTACCCATTCCCGGAGTGCTGTTAGGCATGTATAAAATTACAGATTGAGCTGCAGGATCAGACGGAGGAGCAGCCGTTCCGGCGCTGTCTTTTCTCTGTGCTGCGTTAGATCTGTATTTTAAAGGACTAAAGGATACATAGTCTGAGTCGACTCCCCCTGCGCCTTCTGGATATTTTAAAGTCATGTGTTTTTAAACTTTGCAAGTGGAACGTCTTGAAGAAATTCAAATTCCTCATCACTTAATTCATAAACATTACTGAGGACTTCATTCCATGAGTACTGCCTTACGCTTCCCCAGTGAATGTTAACCCCATTGAAACCCCATCGATAAACATCACCACAAACAATAAGAGGGTGTCTATCGTATTGAATTCCTCTCGTCTTAGCCTTATAGATGAATGTATAGTATTTATTAGGTCTTGGAACAATACTAGAAGGAGTAAGACTTGACAAAAGAAGTCTCATATTATAAGTTGGATTAGAACCAAACCCCAGAGTCTCCAGACTATTCATAAGCAGAAGTTAAGTCGATCAACGAAAGTATAAGTTTCATAAGTAAAATCTATTTGAAACTCAACTCTTGAATCTACATCTTCAGAATCTAAACTGATATCACCAATACGAATAGGATAAGCTTTGTTAAAATCAATTTGAAAGGGCTGAAAGTATCTTTCGCCACCATCCTGTTCTAGTTTCTTCAGAGTAATTGTCCTTGTAATATCATCATAATAAGCAGGTCTCTGACTCGAACCAAGAATTCCAAACTGATTTGGGTTGGCATTCTTAGAAAGAGTATCAAACCAATTACGCATCTCTTTATAAACAATGTAATCTCTATCTGAAATCACAGTGATACTAAAAGGTTTAGCATAAGTGATAAGAGTTACCTGCTCTCTCACCACACCAAGAGACTCCTGTCCAAGTACAGCAATAGTATCTGCTGCCACTTCAGGAACACTTGCAGTCTTACAAAGAAACTCTAACTGATCATTCGCTCGTCTTCCCACTGGCATAATCACCTGGAACAGAGTAGGTCTGGATATTCCCTTTGATAAAAGTGCCTTTACAGACTGATAACTCATTTATAAATAGTCATGTGCCAATATTATTTATCAGTGATGGCGAAGACCTTACAAGGTAAGTTTCGACCAAGGAATCCAGACAAGTATAAAGGAGACTCAGGTGAGATTTATTATCGGTCCAGTTGGGAATTAAAGTTCTGTGAGTGGTGTGATAGAAACGAGAACATTATCTGTTGGCAGAGTGAAGAGAAGAGAATAAGATACTTCGACCCAGTGAGAAAGAAGACTCGGACATACTTCCCAGACTTCTACATCAAATACAAAAGACACGATGATGTTATTGTAGAAGAACTCATTGAAGTGAAACCTGCCAAGCAGGTGAAAGGACCTTCACAGAACCCCAAGAGAAGGTCTAAGGCGTGGCTGAATGAAGTCTACACCTACGCAACCAACACAGCCAAGTGGAAGGCTGCCAGTGAGTGGTGTGAGGACAGAGGTATGAACTTCAGACTAATTACAGAGAAGGACTTAAAGGTATGAGCGGAGAACCAAATCCTAGTTTCTCTAACCAGGCAGGTGGACTCGCTCCTGCTGGTATGTACTGCTACCCAATAGG